TTCTAATAAATTTTCAGGTCAATCTTTAGCAAGATTAGATACATACGCAGGTAAAATGGATGTGTTAAAAACTTCCGCTGCCAATGCTAGTGAAACTATAGGCAAAGGTTTACTAGATTCTTTGAGTATGATTGGCAAAGATCAAAATATAGCTTCACTTGGTACGGCTATGGAAAAAGTGGCTACAACTATTGCAAACGTAGTAATTGGTTTGAGTTCTATATTAGGCCGAATTATCAGTATTGGTTCAGCCATATTCTCTAAATTAAAACTAGATAAAGTTATTGCGTTTGTATACAACAATTCTTTAATAGCCAAGTTAGCATCTTTTGGTGCTAGCGAAGCAACAAAACCTAAATCTAATTTTAGTTATAGTTTAGGATCTAGCGCTGGCGCTGATATTGCTAGGGCTACCGAAAATAAAAGAATTAAAGACGCTAATAAGTTGCGAGCAACAGAAAACGCTGCGTTAAAAGCAAAAACAGAGCTAGACAAATTAAAAGATAAGTTTGACGTAGAGCGCATAGGATTAACTTTGGCGCTTAACCAGGCAACCGATGAAGAGACTAAATTACGTTTAAGAGCGCAGCTAGCAATCCTAGATAATAACGAGGCTTTGGCTAAAAAATTAAATGCTGAATTAGGCGCTAAAGCATCGATTGATGCACTAGCCACAGCTGCAGGTATGGCCGCTAGTGCGCTGACAAATTTTGGCCCTGCTTTGTTCAATGCTTTAGGTGAAATTACTGGCCGAGGCCGTAATCAGATAGCACCAGATGAGTTTGTTAGACTGCCACAAGGTGTAACAAATATGGCTGCACAAACCGCTGCTACAACCGCTGCTACCACACAAACTACAGCTACATTAACACTTGATCCAAACGCTAGCAGTGATAAATTGGTATCTGCTATTGGCGAGTTAGTAAGAGTAAATCTTAAATATGGCAATAAGTTAGTACCAGCGGGAACTATCCAGTAATGGCCGTACCAACAATCAATGCAATAATAAATTTTTCGACTGGACCTAGTTTTGCGCAGAGCCTTATCCTGGGAACAGGAATACTGGACGTAAACATATTGGGAGATTCTGCAGCTCTTATTGTTGATGTATCAGATCAAGTTAATTTAATACAGACTAGCCGAGGCCGTAATGCTTTAGCAGATCAATTCCAAACAGGGCAATTAACTTTACGCATAATAGATCAAAACGGAGATTTTAACCCGACTAATCCATCAGGGCCATATTACGAATTGCTAACACCTATGAAGAAGGTGCAAATCTCTGCTACTTATGGTGCTACCACTTATAGCCTATTTTCAGGATTTATTACTTCATACGTTAATACTCAACCGAAGGATGCAACAGAAGTTGCCTACACTACGATTACAGCTGTTGATGCTTTTCGCTTGGCTTCTAATGCACAAATATCTACAGTTACGGGTGCTAGTGCTGGCAATTTATCAGGAACAAGAATTAACCAGATATTAGATCAGATTGACTGGCCAGCGACTATGCGGGATGTAGATGCAGGTTTGACTACTATGCAGGCAGACCCTGGCACAGCACGTACTTCACTAGATGCGATGACTACTGTAGCGACATCCGAATATGGGGCGCTATATGTGAACACAAACGGAGAGTTTGTATTTCAAGATAGAGCAGTAACGGCAGGATCAATCGGTGGCACAGTAACTACATTTAACGATAATGGAACAGGTATCGCATACGCCAACGCCATGTGGAAATTAGATGATGACTTGATCTTTAACTCAGCGCAAATTAGCCGTACAGGTGGATCACCACAGACAGCCATCAACCAGGCATCTATTGACAAATACTTTATTCACTCATACAACCTGCAAGACCTTTTAATGCAGACCGATGCTGTAGCCCTAGATTATGCAAGGGCATACGTGGCTAGCCGTGCCGAAACCAGCGTGCGGTGCGATGGAATTGAGTTAGACCTTTACACCAACAATTACAACTCAGGCATAATTGCAGCTTTAGAGTTAGATTTTTTTGATCCAATTCGGGTGGTAACTACCCAACCAGGTGGATCTACCCTAGACAAAACATTACAAATCTTTGGCGTGGCTAACACAATTACACCCAACAGCTTTAGGGTCTTTTTTACGACCCTTGAACCAGTCATCGATGCACTGATTCTAAATAACAATATATACGGCACTTTAGACTATAATGTGCTCAGTTACTAAGGAGAAATAATGGCAGCAGGATTAGGATTTAAAGATTTTGTTACAGGCGAGGTATTAACCGCCGCCGATGTTGATGGTTATTTAATGCAAGGTGTTTGGGTGTTTGCTAGCGCCGCTGCTAGAGATTCAGCTGTAACATCACCGCAAGAAGGTAATTTTGCGTATCTTAAAGATACAAACGTAACCACTTATTACACAGGTAGTGCTTGGGCAAACCTAGATACAACAGGTATGACAAATCCAATGACGACTACAGGCGACACAATTTATTCTTCAAGCGGATCAACTCCAGCTAGATTAGGTATTGGATCAACTGGCAATGTTTTAACTGTTGCTGGTGGCGTGCCAACTTGGGCGGCTCCTGCTGGTGGTGGCGGTATGACTTTAATTAGTCGCACATCATTTTCAAATGTTTCATCCCAAGCATTTGATGGCGTATTTACATCAACCTATGACACATATTTTGTCAACATTGATGAAATCTATGCGGCTACTGCATCAGATGATTTACTTTGGCAATTTAGATATGCTGGACCAACAACACAAGCGGCTAATTATTATGCAGCAAACTTTGGCTATAATTATAGCAATAGCGTAAGCACAAGTGGCGTTAATAATGCTAACGAAATTATATTATCAACACACACTGGCGGTAGTGGAGATCCGGGCAGTGGTCAATTTTATGTAAACAGTGTTGGTAATTCTAGTCAGTATCCAATAGTTTCAGGTTTGTTTTTTAATAATTCTGCACTTGTTCAATCGGTTATCGGTGGAGAAGCATTTGTTGCCCGCACATATACTGGCTTTATATTAAAATCAGCAAGCACAAACATAACTGGAACAGTATCTATCTTTGGAGTTAATAAATCATAATGACAAATAATCAACTTGGAATATACGACCACACTACTGGCGAAAACGTTGTCAGAGAAATGACGGCACAGGAAAAAACACAAAGAAATGCCGAAATTGAGGCTTGGCAAACTGCTAAAGAAAATGCAAAACTAGAAGCCGAACAATTAAGGGCAACTAAGATTGCCGCTTATGAAAAGTTAGGATTAACTGAGGCGGAGATTGAGGCATTACTGCCAACACCAACGCCTTTGGTGAAACCAACAGCATCAGCATAATCTTGAGGAATTGTGCCGATGCAACCTAAACTATGTGCAGCTGGTGTGCAGTTGAGAGATCAAATTGATACGTGGTTTCCAGATCGGTGTACTAAAAGTCCAGAAGGATGGTTGGGCGATAGTCGTCACTCCGCCAGAAAATCGGATCATAATCCAGACAGGTTTGGGTGGGTCAGAGGTCTTGATCTTAATTCTAGGTTGGAGTCATCCGACAGCCTCGCACCTTATCTGGCTGACCAGATCAGAATCGCAGCCAAGTCGGATCCACGCATATCATACGTCATCTTTAACGGGAGAATATGCTCGAAGATATTAAATTGGAAATGGCGTAAGTACAAAGGCATTAACCCGCACGTGAAACATATACATATTAGCTTTACAACACTAGGTGATTTAAATGGCACAGCGTTCGACATACCACTAATAGGGGGCAAGATATGAAGATAAGCAAAAAACAAAAAGCAATAATAAAATCATATTTTAGAGGCGTGCTTGTATCGCTACTAACATTTTTAGCAAGTAATGAATTAGGTTTAGATCCTGCCGTGTCTGTGATTGTTGCAGCTTTAGCAGGTCCAGCAGCTAGGGCTCTAGATAAATCCGACAGTGCTTATGGCATCGGTGCTAATGAAGCATGACACCTACAGAGTGGGCTGGTTTTGGCGCTGGCGTTATGGCCGTGCTATCAGGCGGGCTAGTAGGATTACGTTTTTTAGTTAAAGGCTGGCTAAATGAGTTACGCCCTAATGGTGGCTCTAGCATGAAGGATCAATTAACACGATTAGAAAAGCGTGTCGATGATCTCTTTATCTTAATTAGTAAGTCATAATTTTAATATGGCTAGCACTCGTAAAAGAAAGAAGATTAACAGGCGTGTGGTACGTAAATCACCCGACCCTTTATCTAAGCTAGAAGTGTTTTATATTGCTAAGCATGAGATGTTCAAAGCTGCACGTAAAGCTGGATTCTCAGAATCTGTATGCCTTTATTTAATGGATAGTCCATCATCAATGCCAGACTGGGTAGTAGGCGACAATGGCATTATCCCAACTATCCCTACTCCAGATGAGGATGACGATTAAGCGATACTTAGTTATCAGTGATTTACAAGTGCCGTTTCACCACGAAACAGCTGTAAAGAATGTAATTAAGTTAGCAAGGCGGGAGAAGTTTGATTCAGTATTGGTGGTTGGGGATGAGATTGACTTTAACACAATTAGTAAATGGGCTGAAGGCACACCTTTGGCTTATCGGCAAACCATTCACGATGATCGGGAACTTACTAAGTCGATATTGTGGGATTTCAGTGAGTACAGCCGAGAGTGTCATATTATCCGCAGTAATCATACTGATCGCCTATATAACACTTTGCTTAAGGTGCCTGGTTTAATCAGTTTACCCGAATTACAATACCCAGCGTTTATGGGATTCAAAGAGATGGGCATGGAGTATCACAAGACTGCCTATGAGTTTCACCCAGGGTGGATGCTGGCCCATGGAGATGAAGGCAACATGTCACAGCACGCAAGCATCACAGCTCTTAACCTTGCTAAAAAATGGGGTAAATCTGTATTGTGTGGCCACACGCATAGACTAGGCATGAGTGCCTATGCAGAGGGCGTAGGAAGCCATTACAGGGCCTTATATGGTGTTGAGGTAGGTAATCTTATGGATCGCAAAAAAGCCTCTTATTTACGCTATGGAAGCGCTAATTGGCAGATGGGTATTGCTATACTAGAAACCATAGGGAAAACCTTGACACCAACCCTGGTGCCAATAAACAAGGATGGCTCATTTACAGCATTAGGCAAACACTATGGGGCTTAATACAGAGTACGCCGAACGCACTATCGATGACCATATCGATGACCTCGAAGATATTAACGTTATCTAATCGTTATAAACAAAACAGTCTAAATCATCCACAAAGTCATACACAGGTGTCACACTATTGCCATGCCACAAAATATGTGAGCATAGATAGGGCTATATGATTACTGTAGATATATTTTATGCAGTGTGTTATGGGATGCTTGGTTTGTTAGGCATTAGTTGGTACATACACGTTAATAAAGAAAATGCAGAAGCACGTTATTACTACTTAGGTCGCCGTGATGGTTGGAATATGCATCGCCGTATGATCGAAAACAAAGTTAAAACCGATGAGGTGTTTGACTATGACAAAAACTGAGCAACTTTTTGCCAACGTCATTGAGGTTTTACATAGTAGAGGTGCTGATTATGGCCACCCGATCACAAATCATAAAAGAATCGCAGAGTTATGGTCGGCTTACCTGGGCTATCCAATTCAACCAAACGAGGTGGCAATTCTCATGTGCCTACTCAAAATCAGCAGACAAGCTCAGGATCCACGAGTTGATGACAATTACACCGATGCGCTTGGATACATCGCTATTGCAAAAACAATAACTGAAGCGATGCAAGATGAAGATGGAGTGTGGAAAGATGGCGTTTAATTTAGATGATTACACCACAGTTCAGGAACGATCTAATATGTTTTGGGAAAGGTACAAAAATGGAGCAATACGAACAAAGATTATCTCGGAGTCAGACACTAGAGTCATTATGGTATGTGAACTATTTAGGGATTCAGCTGACGAAAAACCATTCGCAACAGGTCATGCGAAAGAAG